AATTGAAACTTATGATTTAACTGTTAAAGATAGTCATCATTATATTTTAGAAGATGGCACAGTTTCACATAATACTCAAGACCTATTTTCACGCCAAGTCGGTGGAGGGGGGACAGGTCCTGAATATGCCGCTTCTATTATTTTATTTTTAGGCAAAGCTAAATTAAAAGAAGGTACAGTTCAAACTGGTATCATTGTTAATGCCAAACCTAATAAGAATAGATTTGTTCAACCTATACCTATTAAATTTCATATATCATTTGATAAAGGTATGAATCCTTATATAGGATTAGAAGAGTACATTAGTTGGGATAATTGTGGTATAGGCAGAGGTAAGTTTTTAACTGAATCGCAATTTAAAAAACTTAAACCTGAAGAGCAAGATGTATGTAGAATGCATACATATACTGAGGGTGTAGAAGGAAAGGATGGTAAGAAAGAAACTAAAGAACATACTGTTTATTTTCAACCTAAAGAAACGGCTAGAAAACTTGCGGTTAAACATTTAAATGGATTAGTTGATGTTAATCAATTATTCACGCCTGAAGTCATTACAAAAGAAGTGTTGATGCTTATGGAACCTATTGTAAAAGAAAAGTTCAGTTATGGCACTGAGGAATTAACAGCAGATTCTCTAAAACAAATGTTAGACTTAAATGTTGAGCAAGAAGATTAATCAAGGAAAGCTTAAAGTAAAATACATCTTAGGCAACCACACTCAAACTAAAAATTATCCTACGCCTGAGGATGTTCTCTTTGAGATGATACGAGATTATTGCGGAAGAACTGGTAAAATTCTTAAATTTACCGATGCATCTTTACATAAAAAATACCCTTCATTTTCAGAAGAGGATATTCAGGATTTTTTAAACATTTGGCTTAAAAGTGATATAATAAAAGAAATTAACTCAACATCTTCATATAAGACATATGAAGTTATAAAGAACCCATATTCATGAAATCATCTCAAGATCACGAAAAGACATTTTTTAAATACTTCTTATCAAAACCTATTTACTTAAATAAGGTAGGCAAGAAGTTTTTTAAGAATGCTGATATTGATGCTCTTGCAAATTTAGCAAAAGAGTTTTATGTTAAGTTCGGAGAAGCGCCTTCGGAAAAGCAAATGAATGCATTAATATTAGATGCATCGTCTGTAGATGTTCCTGATACTATCGTTAAGCAAATATACTCTGAAAATATTGAAGACTATGATAAAGATTGGTTAAAGAGAACAGCCGAGGCTTGGGTAAAATGGAAACACTTTGATAAGCAGTTAATAAGAACCGTTGAATATGTAAAAACACAAAATGTAACACCAGAAAACGTTGAGGATGTAGTAAGCAGAGCAGCAGGGATGATCTCATCTGATGGTAAAATAAGTTTTGATGCTGATGTAGGTCTAAACTTTTTTAACCCCGAGGATCACGTACAGGGTACTACTGATAAAATAAAAACGGGGTGGGATTTTATTGACAGAATCACAGGAGGTGGATATGATAAGAAATCATTAGTAGTATATGCGGGAGAACAGGGGATTGGTAAATCGGTGTGGTTAGCTAATGATGCTGCCAATTTTATGAGGATGGGGCATAATGTAGCTTTCATTACAGCAGAGATGTCTGATAAGAAAGTTATGAAAAGAATAGGTGCAAATTTATTAAATATTACAATGAGTGAATACGACCAAAAATCTACGAATAGAGATTTTATAAAACGTAAGCTTGAAAGAGTTACTAAAGGTGTAATGCCACCTGGTAAATTATTCATTAAAGAATTCCCAACGTCACAGGCATCCGTTCTTGATATTGAAGCATATCTTAAAACTTTAGAAGAGAGCCAAGATCATAAAGTAAATGTTTTAATTGTAGACTATATAAATATTTTGGCAAATTATAGAAATCCTAATACTGAAAATACTTACATTAAAATTAAACAAATAGCAGAAGATTTAAGAGCGCTTGCGGTTAAATATAATATGCTTATTATATCCGCTACTCAGCTTAATAGAAGTGGGTGGAACTCCACTGAGGTTAATATTGAAAATATTGCAGAATCCGCAGGACTTGCTCATACTGTTGATGTTATGTATGCTCTTATTCAAGATGCGGCAATGCATATAGATAGACAATATTGGTTAAAAGTTTTAAAAATGAGAGATGGTGAAGGTAAAGGTAATAGGTGTATGTTTAATGTAAATTATGAGTATATGAGACTCATGGAAACAGAACAAGTAACGTAAGATGGATAGAGATAAGATTTTTGATAATACTTATAATGAACAAGATTTAGGTGATCAATCAATTTCATTTACATTATCCCCATCATGGGGTGATTCAATGGACCCTGATGATAGGATTCATTATGATTCAATGTTAGAAAAGGTTGATGAATTAATAAAAGGCAGTAAGTTTGAAAATTTAAGTAAAGTAACTGAAGATGGTATACTTAAAAGATTGAATAAAGTACAGATTAATCAGGTATTTTGTTTTATCATTGATAATATTGGCAGCGAGTATACTAAAATTGATATTTTTGGTGCAGTATCAGACTATTTTAATGTACTTCCTAATAAGTTTTATAATTCACTTTCAAATAAGTATAAAGATGAACTTATAAAAGAGCTTGATGATAAGTATAATATTTTAGAAAAGAAGAATATACGAAAATTATTTTAATATGAAGAGGATTTGGATGGTATCAGATACCCATCTTGGGTGTCGGTCAAATTCAGTTCTATGGCTTAAGATTATTGAAGATTATTTTTTTAATTTCTTCATACCTTTAGTTAAAAAGAACTATAAAGATGGGGATGTTCTTTTTCATTTAGGGGATGTGTTTGATAACAGACAGAGCATAAATCTTGCTGCTCAAAATTTAGCAATTAGAATTTTCGAGGAACTGTCAAAAATATTTCCTGAAATACATATCATAGTAGGCAACCATGATATTATGAGAAAGAATAGTAATGAAATATCTTCGGTGGATTGTCTTAAGTATATCCCAAATGTTAATGTTCATAAAGAACCTAAGGTTCTTAATTATAGAGTTGGTGGTGGTGGTAAATGCCTTCTTATGCCATGGCGTAGAGATTCTGATCACGAAAAACAAACTCTTAAAGAATATTCAAATCAAAAAATAGATTATCTTTTTTGTCATACAGAAACACAAGGAGTACAAACCAATCCAAATAAGAAATATTTACATGAAGGCGGTAATAATGTAAATGTATTTAAGGATTTTAAGAGGGTTTATTCAGGTCATATACATTATAGACAAGAAAAGAAAAATTTTATTCTTGTAGGAAATCCTTATCACATGACCAGGTCTGATAGGGATAATCAAAAGGGTGTGTATATTTTAGATCTTAAGACCGGAGAACATACATTTACTCCCAATACAGAGTCCCCTAAGTTTATTCGTTATTATATTAACGAGATACTTGAAAGAAGGCTAGATGACGTTAAAAATGAAATAAAAGATAATTTTGTTGATGTTTTTATACCTTCTGGTATTTTAGGTAAGTATAATATCAATAATTTCATGGATTATTTAGATGGTGTTGCAAATAAATTAGAACCCAGGATTTATGATGAGGATAATGCAATATCATATGAAGATACTGACATATCAGATTTTAAGGGAGAATTTGATTTAATCAAAATTTCGGAAAATTTTATCAATAGTACTGATTATGAGGATGATTTAAAGAAAAGGCTTATTGAGTCAATAAAAGAATTATATCACGAAACATTAACACCTAAGTATGAAGATTAAGAGTTTGGAATTTAAAAACATCGCATCGTACGGCAATCGTATACAAAAACTTGACTTCACTGATTCAAATGGAGATCTTTTCCTCGTGCTTGGAAATAATGGTTCAGGTAAAAGCACATTAGCAAAAGCTATAACTTATTTATGTTATGGTAAAGTAGAAGGTTCTAATTTAAAAGATCTTCCTAATCGTGTTAATGGAAATCTTTGGGGTAAAATTTATATAGAGAGTAAAGGTAATGATATAGTAATTGAAAGAGGTATAAATCCAGGTGTGTTTAATGTTAGTATAAATGGAGTAGACCATGATGTTGCTGGAAAAACAAATATGCAGGACTTTTTAGAAACTGAAATGTTTGAGATTCCTTATCAAGTTTTTAAGAATGTTATTATCTTATCAGTGAATGATTTTAAATCATTTATAACGATGTCACCTTATGATAAGAAAATGATCGTTGATAGAATATTTGGTTTTTCTGTCATTAATGAAATGAGAGATCTTGTAAAAGAAAAGAGGAGGCATCTTATAGATGAATTGAAAACATTTAGTGATGAGATGAGAACTTTAAATGATTCAATTTTATCAGTCACAGAAAAACTTGAACAATTTAAAAAAGACAGCAAGAAACAAAACGAAGAACAGATTAAAAAATTACATGATAAAATTCAAGAGTTTAAAGAAAAGAAGGAAAAACTGTCTAAGGGCAATGATAAAGTAATAAAAGATATTCAAAAATACGATGCTTTACTAAGAGAACAACAAAATCAAAAATCTGAAATTACTCATGAAATTAAGGCTCTTAAAAAAGCTTTAGAATTATATGAAAATGATAAATGCCCAACATGCGGCGGTTCGCTAGAATCGGATTTTCATACTCATATAAAAGAAGAAAAAGATGCTAAGTTAAGATCTAATGCTATTAAGTATAAAGAACTTAAAGCTAGTGTTGATGAAACTGATAAAAAGCTAATAGAGCTTAGGGAGAAAGGTAAAAAGATACTTTCTCATACTACTCAAATTAATACAACAATCGAAAGATTTGTAAAAGATCTGCAAAAAATTTCAACAGATGATACTCATGAAAATTCTGAACATCTTTCACAACTTATTAATGATTTTGAAAATCAAGTAAATGAAAAGAAAGAAGGTAAGTTAAAAGTTGAAGGTGAAGATTATTATCTTAATGTTTTGGAAAATATTATGGGTGAAGATGGAATTAAGAACTTAGCTATTAAATCTATTTTACCGTCTTTTAATGATAATATTCTTCTAATGGCAAAAGAAATGGGTATACCTCTTCTTATTAGATTTGATGAAAGATTTAATTGTGAAATTCAACACCTCGGGGAAAGTGTAAGCCCTAAGACTCTTTCAACAGGCGAGAAAAAGAAAATTGATTTTGTGATAATCATGGCATTAATTAAAATGATTAAGGTTAGGTTTCCTAGTCTTAACGTTTTATTTCTTGATGAAATCTTCTCTTCAATTGATTCTGATGGTGTTCATCATATCATTAGCATACTTCACGATATCATAAGAGACATAAAACTTAACACATTTGTAATTAATCATACGGTACTCCCATCAGAGTATTTTGATAAAAAGCTTGAAATAACAAAAGATGCCGGTTTTTCTGAGTTTGCGATAGAAAGTATCGCATAAAAATAGTTGATAAATATTATATGAGCGCCTTTAGTCAAGAATTTAATAAGGATAATGTAATACTGAGATATGTTATAGTAGGTGTTCTTGCTGAACTTAGGGATAAGGTATATTTTTATAATCAGATAGACGAAGATACTTCAACTAAAATAAACGTACCTTTTTATTATTCTGTTACAGGAAACGAAAGACTTTTATTAGATACATTTTTATTTGGCGCGCAACAAGAAGGGGAGTCTGTTGGTGATTATGAAGTTGTACCAAGAGGGGTAATTGAACTTTCAGGTATATCTATAGAGTCATCAGAAATGACTAACAAATTCGTAAGATCAAGATTTGTTAGAGAGTTTGAAGGTCAACTTAAAACATACTCACTAGAAACGGCATATCTCCCTCTTAATATAAATTTTAATACAACTGTTATATGTTCAAATAATTTAGAGATGCTTAAAGTGACAGAAAGCATAATGAGCAAACTCTATAAATCTACATATTTTAATATTGATCTTGGGATGATGAGAGTTGAGGCAGCTATGGAAGTTCCTGAGGATTATTCACAAGATAAGCTTTTTGAGTATACTATAAATGATAAAAAAGAATTTAAAGTTACATTTGAATTAAGTGTAAAAACATTTATGCCTGTATTTGAACATGGAATTTTATTAAGTGAAATTACCGAGATGACAAAAGCAACATCAATTAATCCTAATAATGAAGGTATTGGTATGTATAGGAACGGTGAAATAAGATTTGGCGGAGTTCTAAAAAGAATTACATATAACATTGATGATATGAGAAAGTCTCCAGTTAGGGAAGTTTGGAGTAACCAGGGATATATCGATCCTAATCTTATTTTAACAGGTCCAGTATTTTTAACAGAAGATATTGATATTGACACAACTAATAAGGAGTCGGAAGAAAGTAAAGATTATAGGAATGCAGAAGATGAATAATTTACTCTATGCATCTTATAATATATAAAACAAATTAGTCATTATAATGAAGAATAACCTTAATGAAGGGCAAACACAAGTTTATATGAACGGAATGGTTGATTCCCAATTCGGTGTTAATACAAATGCACCCCATTTAAATCAACCATCTAAACAACTTATGGATTTAACCTCTCAGTTTTTTAAGAGTGGAAAATCACAAGCCCAGGTTTTAGCTATTCTTGTAGGGATGGGCGTTCAGCAACAATTAGCAATGACAGCTATACAATGGTACTGTTCACAATATGGTACACCAATCCTAAAGGTTGAAGCTAACAGGAATCCTGCTGGATATCCTCACCAAAATGGTGAAACTAAGAATTTCCAATTAAATGCAATAACTGAAAAAAACAATACACAAATGCAATTTACTTTAAGTAATCTTTACGGTAAGATAGAAGGAACAATTGATCTTATCAATCAAATAGCTGAGGATAAGTCAAGAATTTCTTATTCTGCTAATAATGCAAAGAAAGTGTTAGAAGGTGCACTTAGTCTTTTCCCAGAACTTTCAATTTCTGCCGATACTCTAAAAAATATGAGTGAATCTGATATTGAAAAATTAAAAGAATCAAAAGAATCAAAATTCGATATTATAGATGCTAAGGTTAATCCTAGTCTTAAATATGAAATAGCATCTAAATTATTTAATCAATGTGGAATTTATGAAAGTATTCAACCGATTAGTGAATTGAGATCTTATATTCAATCTGTTTATGCTAATGATATGTGGTCATTTCAAGTATGTGAAGCTGCAAATATCTTATCATCAAGAGGTAATAAATTAGATGATAGACTGTCAACGGATTTAAGGGGATTGTTAATGGAAAGTGAATCAATTGAAAACGATATTATTTCTTTAGCTAAAAAGAATCCTTGGTCTGATATTACATCAACTCTTGCAAATAGAGTTAACGAGAGTAGAAGAATAGGTAATCAAGGTAAAGTTAAAGTAGAAAAAGTTTTTAGTCCAATATTAACAGAAGGTGAATCGTTTATATTTCATTTAAATGGAAAGAATTATAAATTCGAAGATTCTAAAATTGAAGAAACTCAAGTTTCTAACTACGAATTTAATCTTGTAGTTGATTGTTTAAATACATTTAATAAAAAGGGTGATGTAATTACACTTTACGGTGAAAATGATAATATATTAGATATTAATTTAACAGAAGGATCAATTAAACTAGGTGATGTTAATTTAACTGAGGTTGGTGTAAAAGGTATAAGAGAAGCATTAATGTCAGTTAAGTTTTTTAATGTAAATAACATGAGAATGTTAGAAAGTGTATGTCTATTTGCAGAAAATCTTGATATGATTGTAGAAATGGATAATTTCATGAACCTTTCATCTAAGGAGTTTACTGGTGTATATTTAACAATGATTGCAGTTGAAGAAGGTGTATGGTTAAATAAAGTTAATCCTGCTATGAAATTAAATGAAATGAAATTCTTCAAATCTGCAACTGAAGCTGTTAATGAAACTAAAGAATTCATTGGATATGATGCTACAAATTATCTATCAGAAAGATTAATTAAAGAAGGTAATGAAGCTGCTAAAGCTCAAAAGAAAAGAAGTATCATTAACGAAGAAATAGAATTTTTAGAAGAAAAGAAAGCTCAAATAGAAAAATCTATAAAGGAAAATGGAAATTCTGAAAAATTAAAGGAGGCTTTGAATATAATAAATGAAGAACTTACTAATAAAGAAAAGGAGCTTCAAAGTACTTATATTTCAGAAAAAAAAACAATAAAAGATTATCTTGATGATGGATATGTTGAAGCCACATTAAAGAAATCTGTTCAAACATTAAAAAAAGGTACAAATATTTTAATTAATGCCGAAGATTATTCTTCACTAGGTTCAGATGATTTAATTGACATAATTGATGTTAAAACTTCTAAATCATTTTTAGTTCCTAAGGGTGATATAAGTATAAGCTTTGATTAATATAAAAATATGTCAAATTAATAGGTATTTTATGTAAATGAACACATTTCATAACATATTTCCGCTAAATTTAAAAGATTAATGAAAAACTAAATTTAATAATTAAGCCGGGTGTTAAACATTCGGCTTATTTAGTCATATAATTAAATAAATAGACGAAGGATGGCGAGAAAGAAAAAGTATTTAAATAATAGAGATCTAGTTGAAGAAATAATGAAATCTAAAGAACAGGACGAATTAACACCTAAGGCGCTAAAGATGCTTATGATGTTAGCAGAAAGATCTAATAATAAACTTCATTATAATAATCCTCATGATAAAGAAGATTGTATTGCATATGCATATATTGACTTATATAAATATTGGAGAAATTTTAATCCTAAATTAAGTAATAATGCATTTGCATTTTTTACACAAATAGCAAAGAGAGGATTTGCAAAAGGTTGGAACGCATTACATCCTAAAAAATATAAAGGTACTGTTTCCATTAACGGGGCAACAGATAATCCTGATGGAATTTATTCAATTTAATGAGTATTAAAAAAGTTAAACCTACATCAAAATCTGGTTATAAGCAAGGGTACTATAAACCTTATAATGTTCATAAGTATAAAGGCCCACTTCCTATAATTTATAGAAGTAGTTGGGAAAGAAAGTTTTGTCATTGGTGCGATCATAATGAGGATGTCGTTTATTGGATGTCAGAACCATTTTCTATTCCATATTACAATATATTGGATAAAAAGTTTCATAAGTATTATCCAGACTTTTTCATTAAAATGAAAAGAGGTGATATAGTTGAACATTATGTAGTTGAGGTTAAACCTAAGTCTCAATTAAAAAAACCTAAGCAACCTAAAAGAAAAACTAAAAAGGCTTTAGAGAATTATAAACATGGATACGAAACGTATGTTAGGAATTTATGCAAAACCGATGCACTTAAAAAAGCAGCCCAACAAAGGAATTGTAAAGTAATGTTAATTACAGAGGATTCCAATATATTTTAATTATGTATACTGGTGTTTTTAAAAAAGATTTAGATTCTTATTTAAAAGAGAATGGTGGGAAATCGGGTGCATCTAAAAAATCACAGGTAGATTTATATAATGTTGGTAAAAAATCATCTGGTGTGCTTCAGTCTGGGAAAATGTACATCTTTAATTATTATACGGAAAATGAGGGTGAATATGATATGAATCCTATTGTTATAGGATTAGGTAAAAGTAAAGATGGGAATCAACTAGCTCTTAATTTACATTACATACCATATAACATTAGGGTTAGTTTAGTCCAAAGACTTGTAAATTCATTTAGCGGATTTATTCAACAGCAAATAAAAGGAACCGGTTTAGGTAAACCTAATTTACAAAATCCTATAATTCAATTAAATTGGGATAATTTAAAACTGGCATATAATGATATGATAAAATTAGAATATTGCACAAGACAATATAAAATTAGTAGAATGTATAACCCTTATGTTATAGGATATGAAAATTGGTTTATGGGAGTTGTTAATGATGAAAACAGTTTCTTTGGTACAACTATAAGCTTAGCACAAGCAAAATTGTTATAAAATATATAAATCAATAAAGATATAAAATGGCAGGATTTACTAATAATCAGAGAAGGGGGCCGTTAACACCAGGTAACCCGGTTAGGAAAATACTTAAAGATCTTTCTAATTTAGGGATGGTCTATGATGATATGATCATTAGAAACTCTAGAGCAATTGGTTTTGCTGAGAGTGAGTATGGTTATACAATGAATCCGATGGGATCGGATCATGATGATATTTATTCAGTATTTGCAAGCCTATCATTAACTGATACAAGTCTTAAGAAAAATATTTCATTTTTTGATAAAAAATATCCTAAAAAGCGAGAAGAGCTTAGGAGGTTTGCAGTACAAGATGAAATAGAAGACATATTAGAAATTATATGCCAGGAGGCTATAGTATTTGATGAAAGTAATTATGCTGCATATGCTCATTTTAATGGGGATATAAGTGAAAAAATTAAAGATGAAATCTCTGACATATATAATGACATATATAATTACTTCGGTTTTAATGATGCTATATCAATATCAGAATATTTTAGAAAATGGCTTGTAGATGGTTATCTTGCGTTTGAAATTGTTTATAACGATAAACAAACAGAGATTATTGGTTTTAAAGAATTAGACCCAGTTTCATTAATTCCTGCGGTTGATACTGAAAGCGGCAAGAAAATTTGGATTCAATATAAAGATGGTGGGGTAAAAGAAAGAAAATTATGGGATTCTCAAATAATATATCTTTCTTATTCATCTATAAATTCACCGCAAAGAATTTCATATGTTGAAAGATTAATTAGATCATTCAATATGTTAAGAATTATGGAAACAACCAGAATTATTTGGGCTGTTACAAATGCATCATTCAAAACTCAATTTATAATACCTGTTGGTGGTAAGTCTAAGACGAGAGCAAAACAGTCTCTTGCCCAGCTTATGAATAATTATAGAGAAGTTATTGATTTTGATTATGATAGTGGGGAAATTAAATCTAACGGTAAACCAATGATGCCATTTAATAAGGAATATTGGTTACCTTCTAAAGACGGCGAACAACCAGAAATTAATACCGTAGGTGGTGATGGCCCAGATCTTGGCGATACTGAATCTCTTAAATACTTTGCAGATAAACTTAAAGTAGCATCAAAAATTCCATTCTCTCGTTTTGACAGAGAAGCTGGTTCTACCTATGATATGGATGCTAGCGGTATGATGAGAGATGAAATTAAATTTAGTAAGTTTATTAATCGTTTAAGATCTATTTTCCAAGAAATTCTTGTTAAGCCAGTATATCAACAAATGATTTTAAAACACCCTGAGTTAAAAAATGACATTTCATTTAAAGCTCATTTAGGCTTGAAATTCAATAAAGATAACGTATTTGAAGAGATGAAAGAAATGGAACTTCAAACAAAACGAGTTGACTTTATAGGAAATATGAAAACTCAACTTAGTACAATGGATGCAGAAATGAATGAAATTCCTTTCTTTGACTTAGGTTGGTTAATTTCAAAATATGGAGGATTTACTAGAGAAGATTTAAATTCTAATAAAAGAGCTAAGAATAGAGCTGAATTAGAAAGTGAAGGTTATAAAGAAGAGGATATTGAAAAAATTCTCTTAGGTGCAAATAAAAAAGATTTTAAACCTGTAGAAAAAACTGATAATGATCTTGGTGATTTAGATGTTTAATTTTTTCTATTGGTTCTTGTAATATATAAATCAAATTAGATTATTAATATGTCGTCAAAAGAATTTTTGGATTTACTTATAATTGAAAAGTCTACTGCTGATTTAAACCCTGTTACTACAGGTGACGGCGCAGTATTCTTGGAAGGTATTTTTACTGAATTAGGAGTAAAAAATAAAAATAATAGAATATATGAAGAGGGTGAGGTTATACCTCATATTAAACTTCTTCAAGAAAAAATTAAGAAAGGAAAACTTCTTGGTGAATTAGATCACCCAAAAGATTTTGATATAAGTCTTTCAAATGTATCTCACGTAATTGAAGATATTTCATTTGACCCTACAACAAAACAGATTAAAGGCAAAATTAGGTTACTTAATACGACAAAGGGCAAAGAAGCACAGGCTTTAGTAGCCGATGGAATACCTTTACATATTTCAAGTAGAGCTGCCGGTAATGTTACTGAAGGCAATAAAGTTAAGATTAAGAAATTATTCACATATGATTTAGTAGCAGACCCAGGGTTTGAAAATGCTCAACTCAATAGAGTTAATGAATCTTTAGGTTATGATACAGATGACACATTATTTATATACGAAATGAATCACTCACATGAGGAAGACGAAAATAAAAATAAAAAATCAAAAATGACAAACGAACAATTTGTATCTGTAGAAGATTTTAATAGGTATACAGAGTATCTTAAAACTGAAATTAATAGTCTTAAGGAGGCTTTTGCATCTAAAGACGGCGATAGACTTGAAAAACTAATTAAATATACTGAGCACATCGCTGAAAACGTAAATAACGTTATTCAATACACTGAATATATTGCAGAGAATGTTGATAATAGTATTGAATTTTCTGATTATCTTTCAGAAAATTTAAATAATATGAAAAGTTATGCTACTTATTTGGCGGAAGAATTAGATAATTCAATTCAATATACAGAAAATGTTGCTGAAGGTGCTGATAAAGGTATAGAATATGCTAATTATCTTGCTGAAAAAATTGATCAATCTATTCAATACTCAGAATCAATTGCTGAAGGTGCTGATAAAGGCATAGAATATGCTACATACTTGGCTGAAAAATTAAATGAGAGTATTGCTTATTCAGAATATCTTAAAGAAAATGTTGAAAGCGGTATAGGATATGCTGAATATATAGCAGAACAGATTAATTCAGAATATGAAAATGCATTAAATGAATCAAGATCTATTACTGAAAGTACAAATACAAATTCATACAAAGATTCTATTAATGAAAAACTTGGAAAACTTTTAGAAAGAGAAGAGAATACAGATAAAATGAAATTTTTAACTTTCTTAAATAAAGAAAGAACGGAAGAATTCCATGCTTTAGACGAATCATCAAAAGAGGTTGTTATTAAAAGTATGAATGATAATCGTTGCCTATCAACCGTAGAAGCTGATGCTATTTGGGAATCTGTATTTTCTAATAATACAACTTTAGATTTTATTAAAGATATGCCTGGTGCATATAAAGAAAGATGGGAAAGTCTATCAGAATCTAAAAAATCTCAGATTATTGCTGAATCTAAAATGTATAACTTAAATACACCTTATCAAATTAAGAACTTTTGGGGTACTAGAGATCTTAGAGAAGTTAAAGTTGATATGGAAAAAATAAATGAAAACAAGCAAATAGCAACTCCTGTTAGTGGAGCTGTATCTGATGATTTTAAAAGATCGCTGATCGATAAAGTTAAAATGAACACAAAAAGAGCTTAATAAATTTCAAATATTTTAATTAAAATTAGAGAGATTCTTAAGAATCTCTCTTTTTATATTATAAAATGTACAGGTTTTTACTAAAAAACTACTTAGTCACTTATATATAAAACAGAAATCAAAATAAAAGCCAAGAAGCAAAAGGCTTGTGATTTAAAACAAATAAAAATAATTAAAAACAAAATGTTCGGAAATCAACTTATTAATGAAGCTGAGGTTCGTAGAGAGTGGGGGCCTATCATTACTGAGGCTACTGGCGTTGAAGATCATTCTAAGCTTGCTTGGATGTCTAAATACTGTCACTACCACAATCTAAATGAAAGTGTATATAATACTGTACACCTCAATCCAAATATGAATGTACAGGGTATGGGCGCTGTAACAATGCCAGATAACCCTACTACATTGAATGCTTTTCCTAGTCAAGGTACAGGTTCTGGTGATAAGCCTATGTCATTGCTTCCACTTGCTATGCAAGTTGCGGCTCAAACGGTAGGTCTTGATCTTGTTCCAGTTGTTCCTATGCAAGGACCAATGGGTATTCTTACCTATCTTGATTTTGTATACGGTGGTGGTAGAGTATCTGATGCTGGTGGAAAAGTAACCGATTCTTCTGCACTTCTTATTAAAGCAGATCTAGATTTTGATACTGGAAACAGCTACGGTGGTGAATTTACTGTAGGTGATGTTGTATATACAGCAACAGGTACTACTTTAGGTACTACTGGTAACAAAGCAACTTATGAATTAACTTTCGTTGGAAAATCAAGAATTGATGGTCTTAATATATTCCGTGTAAGAGCTAACACTGCTGGTGCAGTTGATGGTACCGTAACCTTTGAACAAGGTGGTGAAAATGCAGGTGTTGCTATTTATGAAGCTGTTGCTGCAGGTACATCATTTTACTCTAATGTTGATGCAACTACTACTGAAGGTACATTTAATGCTACTCCTGAATTAGTGAAAGCTCTTGAAGATCATATTACTGGATTCTCTGGTGCTGCTTTTGAAGCTAACAATCCATCAGGAACTGCTTCTTCATTCCCAACCATCGGAAGCGATAATCCTTACGAAAGAGGTATTGGTGAATCTACTCCAGATAATGTAATGGGTCTTACACTGTTTAACAAGTCAATTGCTGCAATGACATACCAATCAGCTGCAAATGTTACTCGTGAACAGGTACAAGATCTAAAGCAATTCGGTATTGATGCTGTTGCTCAAGTAGAATCGGTTCTTGTTAATGAACTTACTCAAGATATTAACAAATTGATCTTAGACAGAATTTTCCGTCTAGGTGCTACTAACGCACAGCAAGTTAACACTACACAAGGTATCCTGTTATCTGCTTCATTTGGTACAGGTACAACTACCGTAAATTCAGCTGGATATAACTTAGGACCTGGTAATTCTAGTGACACTGATATTGTATTAGGCGCAGGTACTGCTGTAACTGATATTTCAGGTGGTGGAGAAACACAAGGTACACTACAACGTAGAATCCTTACTAAGATTCTTGCTGCAACTAACTTAATTGCTACTCGTGGACGTAGAGGCCCTGGTACATTTGCCGTTACATCAGGTATGATGGGTACTGCTATCCAAGATATCTCAGGTTTTGTACCTTATCCTATGTCAAATACAGTTAACCAAGCAGGTGGATCTTTATTCCCAATTGGTTCTGTTGCGGGTGTAACTATTTATGTTGATCCTAACCGTGACTTTAACGATCTTAAGATTGTTGTTGGACGTAAAGGTGATGGTAATTCACCAGGATTGGTATTCATGCCTTACCTAATGGCTGAATCTGTAGAAACAATTGCAGAAGGGACAATGTCTCCAAAGATTGCGGTTAAATCTAGATTCGCATTGGTTGAAGCAGGATTCCATCCACAAACTATGTACTACACATTAGACTTTGCAACATTTGATGGCGTAAGCATCATATAACAAATCTTTTGTTTATATTTCAAAGTCCCTATTTAAATAGGGACTTTTTTTTCATTAAACATTTAAACTATTGTTAAATATATAAATAAAAGACAGCATAAAATGAAGCAAAACGTTATAGAATGGTTAAAGCTTGATAATAGCAATGGGTGTAAATTTAAAGAAGTTTCATTTAAAAAAATCAAAATGGTATAAATCATAATATATAAAAAAATAACTCTTATGTTTAAAATTCTATCGTATAAATCTTATAAATTATTAACAGAATCATCTAATGATTTTTCTAATGAAATTAATGATGTAATAAATGAAGCTAATTTAACAGACTTTATAGATAATCCTATAAAATGGGTTAAACTAAAAAACAATGGTAAGAAATATCAAAAGGCATTAGTACAAAAGGAGCTCACAGATTTAGAATATAGGAAAAAAAGTAAAGACTTGCCTGACGAAAAGAGAAAACAATATAAAGATGCTATTGATTCAAAAAAGAAATCATTAGATGATATAATATCTGCCATAAATGATAGGATGGATGTTCTTGCTTCAACTGATACATTAAAACAAGCATTAAGTTTAATAAAAACTAAAGCTAAAATTTCTGCTGCACAAACGGCGATAAAATCGTCCGAAGTAACTGCTAATGAAATAGAGAAGTATAAAAAAATTATTAAAGATAATACACTAAAGGCAGCTAAAATAGAAAATGATATAATAAAAAATAAAGAACCAAAACAAGAACCAACAGAAGACAAAGAAGAAAAAGAACCAACAGAAGACAAAGAACCAAAACAAGAACCAACAGAAGACAAAGAACAAGACAAAGAAGAAAAAGAACAAGAAAAAGAAGCGATTGATGTTGAAATTAAAAACGCCAAAGATGCATATAATGAATTAAAAGACGGTGAAGATGAAAGGGCCAAATTAAACGCAAAAATTAAATTTAAACAAGCTCAACAAAAAAAAGCTAGGCTAGACGGTAATGATGAATTATATCAAGGTTTAGGTGATGACATTGGAAAAATAATGGTTAATATAAATAAACTTGATCGTAGTAATAATAAAACTGATGCAGGTAATAAATAATGTACAAAGTTAGGGCAATAAATTTTGGATGGTACCATAGAAAACATGGAATTTTATTAGAAAATTTACCAGAAGGTAAAAAGAATCTTTTATTAGAAAACAAGTATTTTAAATTCCTTGACCCTAATCCACAATTATATGAGATCATTTTTAAGGTTGAAGATGATTATAATTTAATCAAAACTATTAACAAGATATATCCTAATTACTATAAGGGCGGTTTTAGTACATACAAACAAATATTAAAGGATTTTCTTTTATTAGATTGGAAGTGTGCTATATGTGAAGCTGATATAAAATGTAAAATGAACCCTGTAAAAAATGTAGAAAATTACGTCTGTGAAAAGTGTTCAGAATCTCATAATTCAACTAATAAAAGCATCGACCAAAGAATAATAGATTCATCCATAAAATTCATTAACCACTGTAAAAAGGTTCTTAAAAAGGAGCAAAAAGAGTTTATTAAATACGCTAGGGAATCATCTAAGAGCTAAAGCTCTTTCAATTGAAATAAATGGAAATACTTTAAGATTGCTTGTAGGGCATGCATTATAAACATTAATACCCTTTTCTTTTAAAGCTGCCCATAAACTACCAAAACCTGGAATAAATTGCTTTTGATAAACTTCATTAGAAGTTGCTTTAGTAGGATACCCATCATGAAAATGGCTTTTTCCATTTGTATTATTACCCATATCAAACCCTAATAAAATAATTTTCTTTGCGCCTAAAAGATAAGCTAAATTTATAGCTGCATATCCACTGTTATTACCGTGGGCTAAAGTATCTTTAAGTATTGATAAGCCATGTTTTGGTCCTTTTTTGAGAAGCATTACATTTTCATCATAATTTGATCTTCTTATAGTATATTTAAGCCCTTTAAATTTATCTATGTCAGTTTTATACCAAGTATAGAATCTGCTATCCGTCCAATACATTACTTGAGAAGTTGGTAAATTATAAAAAGCTTTATTTATGACTATTGTATTCCTATTCTTTAGTTTATTCCAATCAAAATTATTAAGAGATGGTCCACCGCCAACAATATAAACAGTTTCACCGTTAAAAATAGGTTTAACAGCAGAATAGTTCATAGGTTTTCTTTTTAAATCCACTCTTGGTGATTTTTTTATATTTACCTTTGTTGAAATAGTAACCTTTTTAGACTTTTTTTTCTTTGTATAAGTTTTTTCAATACGAGTTTTTCTCCTACTTATGTTTTTAGCTGGAGTTATGATTCTTCTAGGTTTTCTATTTCGTATCATTATAAATTATTTATTCATAATGACTTTCATTGTATTAATTTCTTGTTAATTATTAATTGAATAATTAATTTTTGGAACACTAAATTTAATAATATGAAAAACAAGAGTATTAAAAACAAACAGCATTGTTGCCAATGTATGGCGGTATGAAACGTTACAACACAAAAGTAAATTAAATTTAACAATTTTGCAAATTTAAAGTATAATATATTTGAAACACGACAATAATGTTTTATATTTGTTGTTATAAATAGTTTGAGGTGGCTCCCTTAATAGCTACGGCTGACCGAAGACATCTGATAGAGTATAAACTATCTATACAGGGGGCGAAACAAATTATTTATAATTTTTAAATAATAACTAAAATGAGCAAACAGCCGACAAAACCGAGCTAAGTAGCAACTTGAAACAGCACTCGTCTGAATTATATACATTGTTGTGTGCCGTTAATTTTAGAACGATGAAGAATACAACAGTAAAAGAACTAATTGAAATTCTTAAAGAAATGAATCCTGATGCAGTAGTATGTCATTTGGAAATGGAAGATGACGAACCTATTTACAGCACATTTGAAATATGTAGGCAATATGATAATGTTACTTACATAGACGATGAAGGTAATAATGTGACTGGAAATGTGGTTGCTATCTACTAATGGCACACAACGGTAAAGTATAACAGTAGTGCAGATAATTAAAAAAAGGATATGGATAAGTACACGAAAAAAGCGGTGTTTAGTTACTTAAAGAAATATGACCACATTGCAAATGAACAAGACTTCATAGAGGTTACCGAATGGAAAAATTGTGAAGGATTTGATGTAGAAATAGTAGGTAAGTTAAGCAAAAGGTTTCAGTTGACTTGGGGTGAATACACCGCTTTAAAGAAATTGGTTAAAAAACTCGATAGTTAGCATTACTGTTATACACAGTACGTATTATCAACGAAAAAAATAAAAATATGAATACAGAAGAATGGATTAAAGAATATTTTAAGGAAACTTGGAAAGAAATAGAAACAGATATTGACTTTTCTAAATATGAACCGATTAGCACAAGTAGTTCGTTACATATTTACGAAGAAAGATATGAAATTGATGGTAAAACATATAGATTATTATATGCGATTGGTTATGATGGAGAACCTTTAATTGAAGTATTAACGTAGTATTGTGTATAACGGTTTGGCTATGAACTGAAAGCCGAACCACTAAAGATAAATTGAAATACTAACCAAACAGAGGCTTTTTGTTTATAGCCTTTGTTATAAAACGTTTTGAGCGATGGGAAAATTAATGGACAGATTACAGAAGCAACTTAAAAATCCTGATACTAAAAAGGATGCAGAAGATTGCATAAAAATATACAATTGGATAAAAGATACCGACCCAGAAGGTAGAGTTTGGGAAAGTAGATGGACACCAATGGTTAATATTAGATGGGAAGGGACATACCCAAATAGTAAAGCAATTTATAAACCAAATATTACAGGCTACACCCTACTAAAAGGGATAGAGTGCGGTGGGTAATGTTTTATAACGGACGAGTATAACCGTTCGGGCGAACTAAATAAAAGAAATATGGCTGGAATAAATTACAGACGAGAAGAAGAAGGAATGAGACACCTAAAGGTAAGAGAGCCTGACGGTTATACAGTGTTATATGCTGTGCTTAAATTAAGCCAAGATATAACCTACACCGACCCGATTACAGGCGAAGAACGAAAAGAAAAGCTACAA